ATTCGTGGTCGTCGGCCGGATACTCCTTGAGGAACTTGTAGAGCTGCCCCTTCTTCTCGTAGAAGCGCCGGGTGGTTTCGTACCAGTAGAGCTGATTACGGTCGAGGGTGACCGTCTTGCCGCCATACCACTTGGGGCTGTCGCGCTCGCACTTGACGGCGTGCGCCAGGGTGGCGGAGCTGGGCGACCAGTCGAGCGGCGCGGGGAGCGAGTACTTGGAAGGCTCGGCCGACCAGGGGATGAAGATGTTGCGGAAGCGGCCCTCGCCCTCGCCGCTGGCCAGCCAGTGCGTGTGCCACCAGTCCCCGGCGTACTCGGCGGTGGCCTCGTAGAGGACCAGGGTGTCGGGGGCGTAGGGGATGGCGGGCAGGAGCGCCGTGTCGAGCTGCTCGGGGTTCTCCCAGGTGGGGAGTTCGGAGATGTGGACGACGCTGAAGGTCTGGCCGCGGCCGATTGAGCCTTTGTTGCCTTCCTGGCCGGTGACCGAGGCCAGGGCGCCGCGGGTCGACTTGCCCCAGGCGGTCTTGAGGTAGCACTGGTTGGTGAGGCTGAGTTCGCGGTTCTTGGTGAAGTAGACCTTGCCGGGGCGCAGGAACCAGGGCAGCTGGTCGTAGAGGCGCACGACCATGCGAAAGAGGTAACCGGCTTGGTCCTCGACGTCGGCGCCGCACAGGGCGCGAACGTGGTGGCGGGTGACGACGCGGTGGAAGACGAGGGACTCGGCGAAGGTCGAGACCCCGAGCTGGCGCGCCTTGAGGATGTTGAAGAGCAGGCCGTCGGGGCTGCCGGACTGGACGTTGGCCAGCTCGTAGCGGGCGAGCTGGTCGAGCACCAGGCGCTGGGATTCCCAGAGCGGACAGAGGCGGCGCAGGCCGTGGCCCTCTTCGTCGATCCAGCAGAAGCGCTCGGCGAAGTAGGGGTAGTCGAAGATGACCCGCAGCTTGGTCGCCGAGACGAAGCGCTGCTCCTCGGAGTCGAGCGCGCGGGTCAGCGCCCCCTTCTCCTCGTCCCAGGCGCTAGTGACCAGGGCGGTCAGGCCCGCGGAGTCGTCGGGGGAGTACCAGGGCAGCGGGCCCTGGAAGACCGAGGCGAAGCGGGTGGTGACTTCGGCTTCGTCCTCGGCGATGAGGTCGGGGTGATACATGCAGGGCTCAGGTCTGGGCTAGTACACGACGCCGGGCGGCATGCCCATCTTGGTGAACCAGGGAGCGGTCTGCGGCTGGTCACCGCCTGCGGCCGCGGGGGCCTGCTCGGGGGCTGGGTAGGTAGCCGGAGCGGCCTGGCCGAGGCCGCCACCCTGCATGGGGGCGCGCCCGGTGAAGCCACCGCCGAAGGTGCCGGGAGGCCCGAAGCCGCCGCCGCCGAGGCGTCCGCGGGCGAAGCGCTGGCCAGGAGCCATCGGACCGGCGCCGCCCATCGCGGCACCAGGCGTGAGCGGGGCGGTCGCGCCGCCGGGCTGGACCTGGGGCTGCGGCTGCATCGCGCCGACGAGCTGGGCGATGCCGGGGGCGATGCCGGGGGCGCTGGCGGGCTGGGGCTGGACACCAGGGGTGGGCGCGGTGCCTGCGGCGCCCATTGCGCCTTGGACGCCCGGCAGCGCGCCCTGGGCCGCGCCCGCGAGCTGCGGGGCGACCTGCTGGCCGAGCTGGCCGAGCTGTCCGGCGACCTGGTTCAGGCCGGGGCGTTTGGGTTGGAAGCCAGGGACGCCGCGGCCGTTGCCGCCCTTGCCGGTGCCGAAGCCGCCGACCTGCTGGCCCATGGTGCCCAGCTGGCCGACCTTCTGGCTGGCGGAGCCGGGGGCCGCGAGTCCTTGAAAGGCTGAAGCCATGGCGCCCATAGACCTAACCTCGGGTCCCTGTCAACGGACAGGGTGGGAAAACGCGGGGGGTTGTTTTCGGGGTGTCCCTGGCGCGCATGGTCAGTGTCCCTCCTGTAGTGAGCCGAGGCGGAGCGCCCCGGGGGCGTCGGCGACCTGGAGGACGAAGAGCCGACCCGCGGCGGGCGTGAAGCGGAAGCGTTCGAGGAGGGCCGCGACCTCGGGGGTGGCGTCTTCGGCGCCGCAGTAGACCTGCTGGATGTCGGCGTCCTTGAAGGACTGGAGGCCTGCGGTGAGGAGCTGGCGCAGGACGACCCCGCGGGTGCCGCCGGGGAGGGTGTCGTCGACCCACCAGGCGTCCCAGTGCATGGCGGTGAAGAGGGAGCAGGTGCCGACGATGACCGGTTCGCCGTCGAGGCCGACCTGCTCGACCACGAGGACGGCCCAGCAGCCGGGGTCGTCGGGGAGGCCGCGGGTGGCGAAGGGCTCGATCGGCAGCAGGCGGTCCCACTCGTCGGCGGGGAGGATACGGACGCGGGTGCCGCGGGGCTGAGGCGAGAAGGGGCTCAGCATCGCGGGGTCTTCGGGCTCGGGGCTGGTCATGGCGTCGCCTCGTGGGGAGCAGGAGTCTGGGGCGTGGGCGTGACGTCGATGGTGGTGGCGGAGCCGCCGGGGGCGGCGGCGCGCACGCGGCCAGGGGTGAAGAGGAGGTCGCCGACCACTTGTTGCAGCTGTTCGAGGCTGCCGGGGGCGGTCGAGGCGAGGGCGGTCGACCCGGCGGCGATGGCGTTCTGCTGGACGATGACACCCGCGCGCGGCTCGATGAGGTGCGCGAGCTGGAGGGCGAGCTTCTGGCGCTCGACGTTGGGCTCGGTCATGACGGTGCCGGTGCCGCCGCAGTCAAGACAGGGTTTCGCGGGCGGGCTGTCGGGCGGTGGTGGCGGGGCGGCCTGGCAGCGGCAGGGGATGGGCTGCGGGGCGGCGCGGCGCATGACGTCGTCGACCACCGGCGGCAGCTGCGTGATGATGCGGTGCGCGGCGTCGATGTGCGCCTGGACGAAGAGGGCGCGCTTGTAGCTGGCGAAGAGGTCGGCGACGGTGATCCCGGCGTAGATGCAGATCTTGCGCAGGGGCCAGGCCTGGTAGGCCGGGTCGAGCAGGCAGTTGATGACCTTGTCGACGTGGCCGTCGGTGTCGGCGACCGCGAGGGTGGCCATGAGCTTCTGGCGCCCGCCGACCGCGCGGGTGAAGAGGTCGACCGCGGCGTCCGAGAGGTCGAGTTCCTGGGACGTCAGCGCGGTGGACTGTCGTGGGGCGCGTGGGGCGACCTTGGCGACCGGCGAGCGCTTCTGCGGCTTGGGCATGCGCCTGGCTCCTACTCGAAGCGCCGGACGATGCGGCCGCCCAGCAGGCCAGCGGCGACCAGGCCCGGCACCGGGCGGTCAATCTGGCGCCGCGGGACGTCGAGCGGCGGTTGCTCGCGCAGGAAGCGCGCGACCTCGGCGCGGTCGACCGGCGGGACGGCGTAGGGCGGCGCGTGCTTGGGGTCGTCGGGGGTCATCGGCGGGCCTCCAGGCGCATCCGCAGGATCTTCGAAGATGCGCGGCGTGGGCGTTCGAACATCGCTGGAGTCATCGGCGGGCCTCCGCGAGGCGAGCGAGGTCGTCTTCGCGGCTGGTCAGGCGCTCGGCGAGGTCGCGGGTGCGCTCGTCGCCCAGGTGCAGCATGATCTCCTCCTCGTCGGGGGTGTGGCCGGTGTCGGCTTCGGTGCGGGTGACGTAGGCGAGGGCGGCCGCGAGGTCGTCGGGGTCGACGTGGCTGAGGCCGGTGTCGCGGCGGATGCGGGCGCGGGTGGCCGTGGAGTCGTCGAGGGGGAGCGCGGGGGCGAAGCGGTCGGTCAGGCGGTCGAGGGCGGCGGCCTGGCGGTCGAGGGTGGCCGCGATGCGGTCGAGGGCGGCCACGGTGCGCCGGAGCAGGAGCGCGGAGGTGAGTGCCTTGAACATGAGGGACCAGCGTCCACGCAGAGCTGCAGGCTTGTCTAGTCCCCCCTGCGCCTGGAGGCGTGACAGGGGAGGTCACAAGGCAAGGCGAGACGACCAGATGTGGTCGTGTGGGCTTGCCCAAGGGGAAAAATTCTAGTGAAAAAAATATAGCTGGAGTCGGGTGCGCCTGCTCCTAGGAGCTGGGGCCGGGTGCCCGCGGACAATGGCTGAGCTACAACCTCTGCCGTGGCCGCGGTCGAGCTACAAGCCCAGCCGTAGGAACGGATGAGCTGCTGCCCGGCTGAGCTGGTGTGCTGCTGGGCTGGTGTGCGGCTGGGCTGGGGGGCTGGCGGGCCAGGACGCCTCGCGCGGGCGCCTCGTCGAGGGCGGCGCCGCGGCCGTTCGAGCGCCTGGCGAGGCGAAAGTGAGGCCAGATCCGTAGCTCAGCAGGGCTAAGTCCTTTGTTTGCAACGACTTGCTAGTTAACATAATAACTCTTATCAGACACTGAGGCTGTCGCGGCTCGCGGCAAGCGGCGTGCCAGGGCGTCGAGGCGGGCCAGGGCCTGGTCGCGCGCGTCGAGGCGCCGCCGACCGGTCGAGCTGGAACGGTCGAGGTTGAAGCCCGGCTGTGGCTGTGGTCGAGGTTGAAGCTCGGCTGTGACTACGGCTGAGCTGGCTACGGTCGAGCTGGCCGCTACGGCTGAGCTGGCGCCTGGCCACGGGCCGCCTGCTGAGCTGGGCTTCGATACACCGCCCTCCACGCCGCCCTCGAACGCCCGCCAAGCGACTCGGCCGTCAACCTGGCCAGCTATGGCAACGGTTGCCATAGCTGCACACCAAGCTGAGCTGGCCAGCCAGCTGAACCCTGCCAGCCCAGCCGCAAGGCCAGACGGGGCGAAAGCAGGCGAAACCACGCGGAAACACTGAGCGAATACCGCGATATTACAATCTGTAATGCGTTTTGCACAGGCACGTCCACAGGTTATGCACAGGCTAAGTGAGGCAAAAAGGTCACTTTTCCACAGGCCCTAGGAGCCACGAGGATGCCTCAGGAGCGACGCCGCCGGTTTTCCGCGGGGTTCGGTCGACCGAGCCTGCGTTCGTGGCGCCAGCGCGTTTTCGGGGGTCTCGAGTTTTGCCTCACTTACGGTGAGATGGTCGAGGTATGTGGTCGAGCTGTGAGTGCTGGGCGTCTGGACCTATGCTTGTCGCGCACAGGCATATGTATTGACAGCCACTTGCATATGGTAGTAAGGTAGTGTCCTGGTCTCGACGCGGCGGGCACGACGCGCGCCGCGGGACACGAGCCGCCAGCACAGTCGGCACAGAGGAGCACACGCCATGCAAGCCATCTCGACCAAGTATCACGGTCCGACCAACCACCGCGGCGCCCGGATCAAGGCGTCCTGCGAGGCCGGGAGCCTGACCGTCGGCTACGACTACAGCCTGGGCAGCGAGGCGAACCACATCCGGGCCATCCGCGCCCTGATCGCCAAGCTCGGCTGGTTCCACGACGCGAGCCGGGGCGACCGGTATGGCGCCTGGCACGTCGGCGGCCTGGGCCACGGCTACGTCGCCGTCTGCACCGGGGAGTACAGCGTCGTCGAGGCGCCCGGCAACGTCGCGGCCTACCTGGCGGGGGTGCGCTCGTGAAGGCCGCCGAGCTGGTCGACGACGGCAAGCCCCTGGTCATGCGCCTGGCTGAGCTGGTCGAGGCGGAGGGCGGTCGCGCCTACCTGTCGGGCTGGGTACGCGGCGCGACCGGCCCCTGGCAGCTGCAGTTCGAGCTGGAATACGTCACCCTGGCGGCCGCCAAGGCCGCTCGGCGCCGCTTCCTGGCCGGGAAGGACGTGGTCGATGGCCGCCTCTAAGCCCGTCCCTGCCCACGTCAGCGTGCGCCTGGCCCAGGTCTGGACGCGAGACGGGCGCCTGGTCGTCAGCGCCTGGAGCCGTCGCGGCCAGGCCAGCTGGCGCCTGCTGTTCACGCGCCTGGCGCTCGGCGGCGCTTCTCTGAGGAGCTGGACCCATGGCCAAGCCTAAGCTCGTCGTCACGACCCCCGTCGGCGTCTTCTCGCGGTCGACCGACCGCACCTACTCCCACATTGTCGTCGCCCGCGGCGGCAAGCCCAGCTGGATTCGAGCGCGCCTGGCTCGCGAGCTGGCCTACTACCTGGAGCAGGAGCGCGACTACGCCGCGGTGGTCGCCGGTGGGCCCCTCAGGGCCATCTACGAGGAGCAGCGCAGCCTCTACCCGGAGTACCTGGCCCGGGTGCGCCAGGAGATCGCCTGCCACGAGGAGCGCCTGGCGGCGACGCTGGCCGCCTCGGCGGCGTCGGTGCATGGCTGCCACGGCTGGTGCGGGAGGCTGGACCTGGCCAGGAAGCTCGCCAGCAAGACCGCCGAGACGCAGCTCGACGTGCGGGTCTACACGCTCGACGGCCAGGAGGTGAAGTGATGGCCCTCGTCTCCACGATCGACGGCAACCAACGCAAGGTCATCATCA